CGGGTCAAAAGCGTCGGGCGCAGCGGATCACGGGGCAGGGCCGGGGAGCAAGGCTGATGTTGATATCATGAAACTGCCGCCCGTAGAACGCATGAAAGCAGCACGTCGGGCCGCAGCAAAAAAGTAATAACCGAAAGGAAACCGTTATGGGTTTAACTCTTATTGAAGCTGCCAAGCTCGAAACCGGTGATGCCTACAAATCCGGCATTATCGAATCTTACGCCGGATCATCGGCGGTCCTTCGCATTCTCCCGTTTGAAACCATTGCAGGAAACGCTCTGAAATACAACAGAGAGTCTTCTCTTCCTGGCGTCGGATTCCGTGGTGTAAACGAAGCGTACACTGCGTCAACCGGCGTTCTCAATCCGATGACTGAAAGCCTCGTTATTGCCGGTGGTGATCTCGATGTCGACAAGTTCATCATTGACACCATGGGTGAGGAAAATCGTTCAGTTCATGAAGCGATGAAAGCCCGTTCGCTCGCGCTTGCCTGGACGAATAAATTTTTCAATGGCGATCAGACCGATGACCCGAGAGAGTTTGACGGTCTCAAAAAGCGTATTGTCGGTGACCAGCTTATTCCTGCCGGAACAACCAACGGCGGAACCGCACTTTCTCTTGCAAAGCTGGATGAAGCTCTCGACCAGACCATGAACCCGACGCACCTTATCATGAATAAGGCAATGAAACGCCTATTTAATGCTGCAGCTCGCGGATCCACTCTGGGGCATCAGATCCAGATTGACATTAACGAGTTCGGCATTCCGATCATGCGTTACGCTGGCCTGCCGATCGAAACAGTGGATCTTGACAATGAGGGTACGGAGATCATCACCAATACTGAAGTTACTTACGAATCCGCTGCGTGGGGTGGTACGGCAACCGGTACATCAATCTACATCGTTTCGGTTGGTTCGGACATGCTTACCGGTATCCAAAACGGTGGTATGGATGTTCGCGATCTCGGTGAGCTTCAGACGTCTCCGCTTTTCCGTACCCGCATTGAGTGGTACAACGGAATCGCGATTTTCAATGGCCGGGCAGTTACCCGCCTCGGTTCCATCTCAACCGGCGCAATCACGGCGTAAGGAGAAAACAGTATGTCTCAGACAATTAACAACCAGTTTACTTATGATGACGCCCTTTCAATGTGGGATGCTGCAAATACCGTTGCGTCTGCTGATGGCAGTATTCTTGATATCGGCGACGGGCTCGTTGATGGATTTCTCGTTGTCGATGTATCTGCCTGTGAAGTTGCGACAACCGACGAGTATTACACTCTGTCACTTGAGGCGTCAAATGTTGCAGCGATGACATCAGGTTCGGTTTGCCTCGCCAAAAAAGTCTTCGGAAACCTGGTGGTGCCGATGGATGCTGCTCTCTCGACGGCTGGCCGGTACGTTATCCCTTTCCGCAATGAAGAAGGTGGAACCACATATCGGTACGTCCGTATTTCCCTTGTTGTCGCAGGGACGATTGACACAACCGGTATCAACTTCAGCGCGTTTATCGCAAAGAGGGGGTAACCGATGAGTGGCACAAGAACAGTTGAAGCATGGGAAGAAACCGGAAACATCAAGAGAAAAATCAGGTCGGTTGACATTGATAATTCTCTTGTAAACACCGGCGTTGTTCCCGACGCAGCAAAACCGTATGTTACCGCAACTGAGAAGGGCGATGGAGTTTTCCGTCAGACCGTTCTTACGCTGACTGCGGCTCCGGTCACCATGAGAGATACAGAGCAGGGTGGCGGATTGAAAATATACACCTTCCCGGTCGGTCGGATTACTCCTATCGGTGCAATCGGCAGCATTGCGGTTACTACTACGTCGGTGCTTGCCAATACTCTAAACGCAAGTAAAACTTGCAACTGGGGTGTAGGTAGCACTACGCAAGCGAGCGCAACTGTAGCAACTACAGAGCAGAATTTCGTTAATGTGGCGGCGTTCACATCTTCAGCAACGATCAATGTTGCCGGGGCGGTAGCTACCGGGTCGGGTATCGGTATTCTTACCTCGCTTGACGGAACAAGTACCGCTATTGCGGCGTTTCTCAACTTGGCTGTTGCCGGTGCCGAGGATATTGACGGCGATGCAACGGTAACGGTTACCGGAACGATCACCATAACATACGCGGTGCTTGGCGACTATTAATGTACGTCAATGATGATGATTATACCACGTATGCGGATACGTTGGGCGTCACCCTCCCTGCAACGGAGGGTGAACGCCTGATACAATTGGTAAAAGCATCTCAGTATATTGACATGCAGGAACCACATCTGAAAGGAGTTCGCACTGAGCGTGACCAGGATTATGCATACCCGCGTGATGATCTCTGGATAAATGGTTTTGAGTATGACGATGACGAAATACCGGCAATAGTCGAAAAGGTTCAGATGGAACTTGCGCTCGATATAAATGCCGGTGTCGATATTTTTGCACCGTCAAACAATCTACCGGTAATCAAGGAGCGTGTTGAAGGTGCGGTTGAAGTGCAGTACGCTACTCCAAACGGTGTACAGGATCGCGGGAGAGTATCTAAAGCAATGGAGTTAATGAAACAACTCATGCATAACAACACGTCCTCAATACCATTGGTCAGGGTTTAATATGGCAACCTTCGATTATACCGGACTGCAGAACACTGCGTATAATCTTATTGTAAAGTTCGGTACGACGGTAACAATCACCAGAAAAAACGCCGTTGAAAATCCTGTTACCGGGGTAAGCGATGCTGCTGCTGCGACAACCGGTACATTAAATGTAGTTTCAGTACCTGCTTCAAAAACTGATTTTGATGACAAAATAATCGGAATGGCTGCTGAGATAGGAACAAGTGCGAAATTTTTTATAGCGTATGCTGTTAATGCTGCGTTTGATCCTGCACCACCTGATTACATTACATTTGGAAGTAAAAATTATTCAGTACTTGGAAGTACAAAAATTGCTCCTGCAGGAAGCGGAAGCGAAATTATTTATCGTATCGGTGTAGCCGTATGAGTTTTTCATCTGACATTCATAAATGGGCTGAAAAAACGAATCGCAGAGCCGAAGAGGTTTCGAGGGCGACTAAATTGTCTCTGTTTTCTGGTATTATCAGAGATACCCGAGTTGATACCGGGAGGTTGCGTGGTAACTGGCAAACGTCAACCGGTGCGCCAAAGTCTACTGAAACATTACGCCGTGATCCTACGGGAGCAAAGGCAATTCAAGAAGCAATGCAGAACGTTACGGCATACGGTACCGACTACATGACCAATAACCTTCCTTACGCTGAAGTATGGGAAGAAAAAGACGGGATGGTAGCAAAAAACATTGCCCGTATCGAGCGAACTTTGAAAGAGGCGGTCGCTCATGCTTAAGGTAGATCAGGGATTGACAAATCTTTTCATCTCTTCCGCTTTCGGATTGCCGATAGCTCATGAGAATGCAAAATATGAGCCAACGCTCGGCACCGCTTATGCAGAAATCTTTACAATTCCGAACGATGAAACCGCACTTTCAACCGACTCTGATGTAACCGATGGTTTATTTCGGATAATACTTAGATATCCGGTACAGGGCGGAGCAATTGCAGCAAAAACAATGGCGGATACAATTTTTGATGTATTTAAAGTCAATTCATATTTTTACTACGACAATCAGAAAATCGAGATAATTGGCTTTTCCCGCGATACAGGGTATCATGAATCGGGATGGTATAAGCTGGTTTTATCTATTCGGTACAACGCTTTTATCAGGAGGTAATAAATGTCTATTGGAGATGATGCGAACACCACTGCTGGATCGATACTCTATGTGTCAACAAATTTGCCGGCTACCGATACGCTTGCAGGGTTTCAGGCGGTTGCAAGTTACACGAAGATCGGAGACATTTCCGACATGGGTGAATTGCCTATTGTTTATACGGCAGTTCCGCATGAAAACATTGAAGAGCGTGTGACAAAAACTCTCAAAGGCGGAAAGGAACCTCAGTCAACAACTATTCAGGTGTCAAGGGTTGTTTCAGACGCCGGACAGGTGATTCTTTCAACCTACGCTGACGATTCGACGTATCGTGATACTGAGTTGACGGTAAGGATTGTTCATAAGGACGGTACTGTATTTTATGGTACTGCCTTGGTTATGTCATTCAGTACCGCTTTCGGGACCATGAATTCGGTTACCGCTCGAACGATTGTCTTTACATTTAATTCAACTACATGGGAAGATGTGACAACCCACCATACCATTACATATGCTTCTGGAGCGAACGGACAGGTTATCGGTCCTACCACTCAGGTTATTGCTGATGGTGCAGACGGTGAATACGTTATTGCACTTCCTGATGCCGGATATCAGTTTGTCGAATGGACTGAGGATAGCGGGGCCGACGAGGAACGGTATGAAGCTGAAGTTGATGCGGACGCAACATATACCGCGACATTTGAAGCCATACCATAATAATCACTTAACAATACGGGGTATTGTAAAATGGATTTCGCAAAATTAAATGCAGTCGAGCACGGAAACAAAGGATCTACGATTAAAAATATCGTAGGTCCTGATGGTAATATCCTTGAGGGAGTTACCGTAACGCTTTTGAGTTTTAACTCTGATGTCGCAAGGGCATGTGATAAACTTGCCAGAAAAAACCATTCAATGGCGAAAGTCATTACTGATGACATGCGGCAAAAAGCACTTGAAGAAAAACTCGCTGCCGTCACTGTCGCATGGACCGGAATTGATTTTGAAGGCGTATCGCTTGAATGTACCAAAGAAAATGCGATGCGTCTTTATTCGACTGACGGTTTCGACTGGTTTACTATTCAGTTGATAAAGTATGCGAATGATGATGCAAATTTTTTCTCGAAGGCGAACGACAGTTAGAGGCTTTCGTTCGCCTTCAGGCATGGCTTGACGCAACTCTGTATGATGAAAAAGGAAACAAGTACAGACCACGAAGAGAGTTGTATGATGGAAACCAACCTGAAGTCGGGCCGTTAGGTTACATTTGGGAATTCATTTCAGAAGCAGGGCTTCTCACTTCGTGGCAGGAAATAAAAGCATGGTCTGAATTGACCGGCAATTACCTCGAAACTTGGGAGGCTTCTTTGATTTGGAAAACATCTACAGCCTACCTGAATCAATTCCAAAAATCTTCAGATATGTCATGTCCTTGTCCTGTTGCACCGATCGAACAGAATGATGCAGTTACTGTTGACAAAAAAGTAAAATCTATAATGAGGTCTATCAATAAATGAGTGCCAATGTTGATTTTGCATCTTTGGTAGTAAAGGCTAATTCTACCGAATTAAAACAACTTCGAAATGTGATGCGAGAGGTTGACGGTCAGGCAAAAAAGACCGAGAAATCAACTGGTATGCTTTCAGGTGCTTTCGGTAAACTTGCCGCTGCCGCAGGTGCTTATTTCGGAATAAGAAAAGGAATTGACATATTTAAGGATTTGACCAGAGCTGGATCTGACCTTTACGAAACGGTGAATAAAGGTGCAGTTGTTCTTGGTGATTCATTTTCTGAGGTTGAAAAATTCGCCGATAATGCTGCAGCTTCACTCGGACAATCCAAAAAAGAAGCAATTGACGCCGCCTCTACATTTGGAATTTTCGGGAAATCTGCCGGGCTTGCCGGTAAGGATCTTGGGGATTTTTCAATTCAGTTTACAAAACTCGCTTCTGATTTTGCTTCATTCTACAATACATCTCCAGAAGATGCGATAACGGCTATCGGTGCAGCCATGCGCGGCGAACAGGAGCCTATCAGGAGATACGGTATACTGCTCGATGAGGCAACTCTAAGGCAGGCTGCATTAGAGGCCGGTATAGTGTCAACCACAAAAAAGGCATTGACACCACAGCAACGTGTTCTTGCTGCAAGTAAAGAAATAATGAAGCAATCATCTGATGCGCAAGGAGATTTTGCGAGGACATCTGACGGGTTAGCGAATAAACAGCGGATACTTGCGGCTACCATTGAAGATACTAAGGCGGCTCTTGGGGAGGGGTTGATTCCAATTATGGATCAGTTCCTTGAGTTGTCCCTCAAAATAGCTGGAAGCAAAAAGTTGACAAGTTTTTTCAAGGATTTGATCAAAGGTGTTTCAATTGAAATCGATTTGCTTACTGGTAAATCTATTGACTACATAAAAACAACCAGAAGCATATCTGATGCAATGAAAGAAGGTGGAGAAACCGGGGAAAAGATATTGTCGTTGAGATTGACAGAATTAAATCAAAAATGGGAAGAAACCAACCAGAAAATAAAGGACGTTCAGAATCCATCTACTGTTTTGGGTAAGATATGGCAGAAAATGGGCGGTTCAAAATTCGGAGATGATCTTGAAAAATATAAAAAAGAGCTTAAAGAAATTGAAGAACAAACCGTATTGATCGGTCGGGCAATGGCTGGTGGAGATAATGTTCCTGGAACCGATTCAGGTGCAACCACAAACAAAAAAACAGCCACTGAAGATACATCATGGAAAGACCTGAAAGATGCTTTAGGCGCGGAATGGCTTGACATACACAATAAAAAACTTGAAATCACTAAAAAATCAAATGAGGCAATCAAGGCAGAAAATGACAGAAAACTACAGGAAGATATTGAGCGTGATACTATCTATCGTCAATTAATTGATGAGGCGAGAGTTGCAGAAATTGAAAACATACAAAACGAAGTTGAAAAGGAAATTGCTTTACATGAATATAAGTTTCAAAGGTTGAAAGAACTATACGAAGAAGGATCTGAAGAGTTAACGGCAATAGAGCGTATCGAGAACGCAGAACGTCAAAAATTGATTTTGCGTACTAAAAAAATCCAAGACGAAAATAATATGGCTGCACTTTCTTCTGCCGAAAAAATGTTTGGCGGAATAATGGAGGCGACATATAAATTCGGTGGAGAACAAACGGCGTTTTATAAAACAATGTTTGTAATGAAAAAAAGTATCGCCCTTGCCGAGTCAATTATGGCAATTGCAACAGGATTAGCCGAATCTTCAAAAGTCGGTTGGCCTCAAAACCTGATTACCATGGCAGGTCATATTGTTACTACTGCAGGAATTATTGGAGAGATAGCAGCAGTAAACTTTTCCGGAGCAAAAGACAGAGGCGGAACAATCCCTGCTGGTACCTGGGGAATAGCCGGGGAGTACGGACCTGAGATTGTTCAGGGACCGGCAAATGTGATAAGCAGGGTAGATACTGCGAATATGCTGAATGGTAATACCACATCGAATAATCAGAGACCGATCGAGTTTCATACTCATATAACGGTAACAGGTAATTTTATCGGAAACAATGCAGCAATGCGCGATCTTGCAAAAGAGGTTAATTTACAAATGCAAAATGAACTTACCAGACTCGGGGCGGTTATATAATGGCTGAAAATGGCGACATTACACTGTATAAAACTGGTGAATCAGAGGTATTGCTTTCCTCGTATGGTAGACGTGTCAAGAAATCATGGGAAGAGGGCGGAAGATCTGATAGAACTTTTTCGGGGCCATTAAAAACAGATATTACCTGGAGAAGGTACCGATTTGAAATACCATACAGCTTAATAACTCCAGCAGCATATACCGCATTGTTTGCATTGTATAATCTTGATTGTGACCTCAACTTAAAATTGTATACATCACCAACAACATGGTTTTTGAACTTTGATGGAAATATTCCTGTCGTTAAGATGGAGCCTTTTGGAGATGAAAGATTCGTACAGTCATATTCAAAGAACGTTAACCTTGTTTTGATTGAAATATAATGATTACTCCTCCGAGTGCAGAATTTACCACTGCGGCATCTTCAAATAGAAGGTACCCGAAAATAAAAATAGATGCGTTATGGACTGATCCATTCGTACAGTCTGGTAATACTGTAACATCATCTCATGTCAATAACTTTGGCGATCTCGATTCTGAGGTAGTTGACGATTTGTTGCTTCACGTTGCTGATACTAAATTATCCACTCCTCACAAGTACGTTATCAATGATGGTACCCTCATAAACGACGGCACATTTTACCCGGTTCCAGGAACCATTGAGGAGGCGGCATACAACCAAGTGGGATGGTATACTTCTGGAGTTGCGGATGGTGCCGGAGATTTTGCAACTCCACAACAAATAACTGTTACGTTTGCAGAAGCGAGAACAGTGAAGCAATTGATTGTAGTTGGCGAGCCAACTTTAGGTGAGTATCCTACTGATTTTGACGTTGAAGTGTACGACGACGACGACGTTCTTCTGAATTCAGTAACCAATTATACCGGAACATCCGTTGAAACGATAGTCGATCTGACTGCCGACGAAATAAACACTGCAAAATATATGGTATTGACTTTGAACTCATGGTCTGCAGCAGATACAATCGGGAAAATAGTTGAATTTTTCGGCGTTGTTTCAGATACGTTTACTGGCACAGATATTGTATCGATGAACATTCTTGAAGAGCTTATGGCAGACGATGGAACACCATACGGTGCTATGTCAAGTAATGAATTGACTATTGATTTACAAAACATATCACTTACCAAAGACGGTACAGATATAGAAGATCCTTTTTTACCTGAAAATACAGCTTCGTACTTGAAAAATTCCATAACTCAAAACGTCAGACTTACTCCTTACATTGGTTTTTTACTACCTGATACTTCAATCGAATATGTAAAAATGGGTGTGTACTGGTCAATGCCAGATTGGGAAGTGTCTCAGAGTGAATACTCGGCGTCCGTAACAGCCCGCGACCGGATGGAGATATTGAGAAACAATACTTTTATTGCGGATGAAATACTTGAAAGCACCAGTCTTGCAGAAATAGCAGAATATGTATTGAACTCTGCAAAAGTAAATATTCCGCTCAATGATCTTGAATGGGATGTCGATTCATCATTAGAAGATTTTTCTGTAGATTACGCATGGCTTGGAAAGGTAACATATTTTGAAGCACTGACTCAAATTGCGAAGGCATGTATTGGAAGGTGTTATTGCAACCGAGACGGAGTTATAGTTCTTGAATCATATCTGTCAGATTCTGTTACTGGATCAGCAGATTTTACGTTGACAGGAAACGATTATTTCAAATTAAATCGTAAAATGCAAAAAATAAAGAATTATATAAAAGTTCCTGTATGTCCACTTATTCCTGAAGATGAAGACGACGACATTTACACGTCTGATGAAATAACTGTTGGCGAATCAGATACCACTATCGAGCAGGAAATCGATTTAGACGACATTGTGGTATACGAGTATTCAGATGTAATTATAGAGGATACTGACGTTGAAATGTATGTATCAGTAAGCGAATATTATCCTAACAGGTTTAAAATAACTTTTACCAAGGCAACCGGAACGTCTGGAACATTCAACTATAAAATTGTCGGTAAAAAACTTGTTCCAACAGAAGGAAATGAACCAGTAATTGATTTTGACGCCGACTCTATATCAAAATACGACAAGCAGGAACACGAGTTGAAGGATAATTATTTAATACAAACAACCGAAGTTGCCGAATTGATTGCATCGGTGATGTTGCTTACTCTAAAAAACAATCGACGTGATGCAACCGTTGAATATCAGGGTAATCCGTGTTACGAGATAGGTGACAGATCAGACAGCGAGACGTATACAAAATTGTCAAGATCAGAAGAGTTTCGGACAATACGGCAGCGGTTTGTAGCTAACAGATCAGGGTTGAGGTGTAAAATGACGGCAAAAAAAACAATTAACTACGGAGAGTAATTTATGGGTACCGAACAGTGGCAGACGGCAAAAACTGATTATGGCGTAGAAGGAATACCAACTACATTTTTTAATAAAATCGAGGGCAATGCTGCGGTGAATCATAAGGGGGGCGGGCAAGCGTCACTGTCTACCATAGCGGCTGATTCAAACTATTTGCTCGATATAGACGATGATGAAAACACGTTCTACCTTGATCTTGATACGTCATACGATCTAAAGTTTATATCTACAACAAACCGGCAACCGAATAATACCATACGTTTGATTACCACAGGAACCGGGATCGTATCACTCTTTAACAATTCTGCATCACCACCGGCGAACTCAGAGGCGATATATGTTAGCGGTGCTGGTGCATCAGAATCAAGTTATGCCTTTGCATCGTATTCAATTTACACTTTCACGTACAGCGGAACACACTGGTATTGTAATCCGTTCGCGGTATTAACCTGATATGTATAAAAGAAAATCAACAACCGGAAGTAAGATATTTGATAGTGCTCTTGATGACATCTATCATATCTTGAACACCTTTTCTCCAAGGGCAATAACTGCCGGTGGCTCATCGGTTACAAATAATTACCCGATTACTACCGAGGGTGGATTCTATGTAACCGGAACAAACGGAATGGGTTATAAGTTGTTGAAAGGAATGCTGGTCAAGGCGTCGAGCACATCGAATCAATCGATTAGAATAGCCGATATGGGTGACTATAATATTCTCGGTGTTGTTTATGAAGATACACTTCCTGCCGGTACCTGTAAAATAGTCGTTTCCGGTATGGTTTATATATATTTTAATAGTAACGGAGCAACAAGGGGCGATTACTTGAGAATAAGTAAATCAGGCGATACGGCGAACGAGGACAGGGGCAAGGCGCAATCGTCCTTTACCCGCCCTGATGCCTTGTTTTTGAAAGGATTTGTGCACGAAACCATTGCCGGAGAAGGGTTGGCGTTATGTACGTTATTGCGATAATATTAGCCTTTTTATATGTAAACGCATTTGGTCTTCAACAAGCTGTTGATGACAGTTTGTATACTATGGATGTTGAAATAGGTAATGCTGAAGTTGTTGCGGCAGGTGGAGACTCTTTACTTTTTTTAAAGGATGGTCATATTGTTGTTGGGCCTGATAGTGTGAGGGCGTCACACGTCGCAGATAGTGCGTGGGTTGCCGAGTATGCCGACAGTGCTGAAGTTGCTGGCATCTCTGACACGGCATTAAATACGCCAGATTCGGTACGGGCGTGCCACGTCGCAGATACTGCGCTTAATATCGGTGATTATTTAAAACTTGATCAGACAACACCACAAACGGTTGAAAACGGAGCACCGATTTTTAATGGTGGGATATTGTCAAACGATACCGTTATAATACAAAATTGGGCGACCACATATCTAACCGGTGACTATATGATAATCCGTAAACCAACATATTCTGCTGGAAGTTGGGCCAGAGTGCTAATGTGGTTTCAAGAATATGATGAAACAAACTACTTCCAGATGGGTGCGTATGGTTCTAATAACACGCTTAGATACGGTTACCTTGGAACTGCATATAATAATGCCAATATAAAATTTAGAGACGGTCTTACTGCTGTAGGACTTGGAAGTGCAACATTGCCGTATGCGCCATTCTCAGTTGGAAACGCTTACGAAATAGTTGTTGGGTACGGTGGAACAAACAATGTCGGAATTGGCACGTTTGCAGCAGATGAACGGCTTGAAGTTTCTGGTAATATCATGTTACATGCCGATAATCAGTGGTATTATGTAGGTACTGCAAGGGATGCCGGATTGACATACGACGGAACCAACATGGTTTTTAATAGCCGCCTTATCGGTTCCGGTAATTACGTTTTTGAGGGTGGCACAGTTGCTATTGAAAACATACCTAACAGTGAAAGTGATACCCTTGTTGTTGATAGTTCCGGGGTGTTAAAAAAACGCCTTGCATCTTCAATTACTGCAGGAACAGCAGATACGTTGACAATTCCAACGGATACATCGTATTTAACTTTTGCGGATTCAACGGATTCAATTGTGAAAATATCAGGAATAAAATATGATAAATATACTGAATCAACAACATTTCCGTTTCACGTATATTCTCCCGATAACGGACAGGTGTTTGACATTTCAAAATTAGGTACAGATCAATCGGTATGGTTGAGCAACGGCGGATTTCCGTCGCCTGACAGTGGCGCATATATCGGGTTGCGCGGGATAAATAATTCAACACGACCCGGAGATATTGTACACGTGGCCGGTAATGAGGGGAAAATATGGCTGCAAACAGCAGCAGGGGTATTTATTGGATACCAGGAAGAATACTCCATTGATTCTCCGGCAGTTTACATTAAACCTGTTACTGTAAGCAGGTGTCGGTGGGGGATCGGTGCAAATGGTGCTGAAGACGCCGGTCTTGCGTATGGGGGGAACGGTAGGGCATTGATAAAAAATATTGATGACACCATTATATTTTCCACCTCAGATGATGAATATCCGTCTGTAATAAAAATTGATTCTCTTGAGGACTACAGTTCTGGCGGTTATGATTTTGTGGTAAGAAATATTTCTGACAATAGCCTTGTGAAAGTAAACTCTGGTTTTCAGGACACTGCTTACCGAAACGATGGAAGAAACTACGGTATTGTGTTCAAGGGTGACGGGTTTACAAATAATTTAGGTGTATCAGATTATTTCTGGATGGAATCGGCTGATTTCTTGGGCGATGTAGGGTATATCGGAAGCCTATTTACACTGTACAGCAACGCAGATGGTGGTGGTGATGCCCGTTTTGTTTTGTGGAATCTGGCATCAGACACTGTTTACAGTTTTTTTCGGGATGATGATGGTTTGAAATTGCAACACACGGATTCAGCCGACGCTGATTACCCAAACCCGTGGACCGGATCAACTGATTTAATGGTGTGGTCACCGAGTTTGATAAAGTTATACGGCGCACTTGACATACAATACAGCGGAATTTCAATGATTCTCGGTGCCGACGCAACAGGTAATACAAGGACCGACAATACCGCAAAGCTCGCTAAAATTGTTTCCGCTCATTACGATAATGATGAAGAACCGGTTGGGCTGGCGTATTCATTATCTGATGGTACCAATAATTCAATAGTGGTTGGGGGTGGTGGTGTTGGTGATATGAACGCTGCAACAGATATATCATTTAGAACGGCCGCAAACGCGACCACAACGGGTGGAACAGAGCGGGTAAGAATAGCATCAAACGGAAGGGTAGGAATTGGTACCGCTTCACCACAAAGACCTTTACATGTAGAAGATGGTTTGTGCAGGGTACGGCTTTCAGCCACTTCATATAGTACACCAGATTCAGCAATAGCATATTTAGAATTTTACTATAAAAACGATGATACACGCCTTGGGTATGTAGGGTTCCCTACTTCTGCTAATGCAGATATGTATATAAACAACACTTTAAATAGTGGGCTGAGACTATTGACAAATAACACATTAGCTATCCGTATAGATTCTGATCAAAATGTTGGAATTGGTACCAATGACCCGAAACAACTATTGCATATATTTAGTACCAGTAGTGGAGCAGATCCATTCGCAACTTCTAAATTAATTATAGAGGACGCTTCTACTGCTGGCCTTAATTTTTTAACCGAGAACACGGGAAATGCTGATATATTTTGGGGCGACCCAGAGGATGATGAGGCTGGAAGGGTAAACTTTGATCATTTACTAGAGCGATTTTCTTTTAAAATACACGAAAACGAAAAATTAAAAATAGATACTACTGGAATAGATGTAAGCGGAACCATAAATGCGGATGATACTGTTTCTGCACCATGCGGAGAGTTCGATACGATAAATGGTCTAAATCTTTCAAGTTGGTACGTAGAAAGCGACACGCTTTTTTATATAGTTGGAACTGATACATTTTTTACGGCAACTAAAAAGTGACCCCGGAACAATCGGCAGCGACCGGGGATCGAAATGCTGCAAAACCCTTATCGGGAGGAACTAAAATGTCAAACGCCAAACAGGAGGGCTATTATGAGACTCATAATGTTGGCGGCATTGGTTGCAGCGTTGTTAATCAGTACCGCTAAAGCAGACGAGGAACTTGATACTATTGTTGTCAATGAATGGAGACCGTCACCATTTCTTGAATTACGAATAGGAGACACAGTCCCTCTTGCAACGTGGAGAATTATATGTAAATCAGGGAGCTGTGTTGACACAACAATACGAATCAGGTATGTGCGCCTCGGCAGGTTTAACGGGACGGCATGGAGGGACCACCTCGTTGGCAGTCCAACAAACAAGCCAGATTCATTGTTGCTGATCAGTAGGGAGTTTTTATATGTCAATCCTAAACAAATAATTCCGATTTCTGTAACTGATTCCGTTGTATCAGATACGATTTTTTAACTATAAATATCTGAATGAGGATAACAAAATGAAAACATCGATTATGCTGCTGTTGATCTCGTTGTCTGTTCTTGCTGAAGTGGAACTGTCCTACACACTCACAAATAATCAGGCGGCACGGCTATCGGCTGCAGTAATCGGGTTTCGGCCAATCCCACAGATAAATACCGGGACCGAAGAAGAACCGGTATGGATTGACAGTTGCAACGCTAATCAGTGGGTGCGTTTTGTTATTAAAGACGAACTCAAAAAAAAGGTTCTCAGATGGGAAGAAAAACAAGCAAAAGAAGCAGTGACAGTTGAAGATTGGTAGTTTACACCGGGATATCGGCGTTACCGGTAGGCGCACCGCCTGAAACATTGGCAAGATAGAGGTTGACATGGACGCAGTACAAATTGAACAGCTTAAAAATATTTTATGCGCATCATATCAGAAAAATGTAAACGATCAGATACGCGATATCTGGAGGGAAATTAACAGTATGAAAAAAATGGTAATAATCGCAATGAGTGGCGTTATATTACAGGTAGTTGCATTTATCGGGGCCGTTGCGTTGGTTTTGATTCAGAATAGTTGATGTTATGAAACTTTTCGGAATAATAGCGGTATTATTATTGATAAGCTGCGTTCCGTATCTGGAATGTGCAGATCCAGTTGTTTTGCCTTACAATGGCAGCGTTGATACGTTGGCAGTAATTCGCAAATGCGACGGACAGACAACAATTGATCTGGTGGTACAGGAGGGCGGAAAATTCAGGGTGGTTAAAACGGCAACGAAGGAGGACGAATGAGCGAACTTACAAAAGCCCTTTTGCCAATGATAGAAAAGAAGCTTCCTGACAAGCTCAGAAAAAAAGGACTTTCTGATTCTGACATTAAAAAAGCCATGAAGGCATACCGGGAAGCAGCGGAAAAAATTTTAAAAGAGGAGGGGTGAATGAAATCTAAAAAATACAGGCTCAACGTCCGTGATCTGTTGTGGGGTATTATGTACGCATTGACGCCGGTTGTAATTCCTCTCGGAAAAATATTCTCTTCCGGAGCGTTTCCTACTGGCCAGCAGTGGTATGAATCGGCGATGAAATCTATTCCTGTGATCGTCGTGTATCTCGCTGTTCATTTTTTCAAAAACAGCCGAGGTGAAATAGGTAAAGAATGAATATCATCGCTGAAATGTGGTTTCACTGTTTGCTTACCGAGCATTTTAAGGATACCGGCTTTATCCGGCGACAACTTGAAGCACATTACGGCGAAGGTGAAATAACCCCGATGCGCCACGGAAGCGACTACGGGTATATATGGGAAACACACTCAAGATTCGTAATTCCGTTTCGCGGCACTCACGGCAAGGGTTGGTTCTCAAATTTCAAGTTCTGGCAAAACAAAGAGGGGTTTGAAACCGGGTTCGCCCAGGGGTTTAAACCGTTCTGGGAGCCGATACGGGCGAGGCTTGAGGAAAGCCCGGAAAAGGTATGTGACAGCGGGGGGCATAGCCGTGGTGCGCCGTTCTCGCTGCTTCTCGCGCTTCGTGCAAAGATGCACCTGCGGAGGTATATAAAATCGAATCTGTTTTGCCCGCCGAGATTGGTAAAGAAAAAAGGTGAGCGATTACTTAAGGAACATAAGATTGATTGCAATTCGATAATATCTCCGAACGATGCGGTGGATAACGTCGGGGTTGGTATAATCAGCGGGAGACAGTACGGGAAGGTAATTGAGTTGCCAAGGTCCGAAGAGTATACGGTTCGAGAAAAGTTGCGTGATTTCATACCGAGCTGGGGTCACGCACCGAGTGAAGTAACCGATGGACTGGTACAGTATTTTTACGGACGCGGAATGGAAGAGGAAGCGGAGTTTTTAAAATCAAAACGATGGATTGCAAGTATATGAAACTGGACAGGATAAAACAATGACAAACTATTTTGTATAACGGTTTAGCAAGGCAGAAGTTTGCCCGCTGTTACAGTTTTTCTCCACAGTATGAACAATTGGCCTGCCTTGATTCCCATTCAGAAAGCTCGCACCCGCATGAAGGGCAAATTTGGGTGAAGGCTTCCGTAACCTGCCTTGCATTGTTATGCGCCCGTTTTAGAAGCTCCTTAATGTCCTCAAATTTGACCCACACACCGTTTGGTGACTCGCCTACATAAAGTTGGGTCGGATCATCTACCGAAATGCCTATTCTGTACCTTTTCAAATTTGACATACAATAAAGACCTTTCTAAAACGGGCGTATAACGGTTTCAGGCACCCGCCCGAAGTTGCGTTACGACTGCATTCAATTCCATTTCCAAAATATCTTTTTTACATGCCTCCATAGCTTTCCCGAAGGCACTATAACACTCTTCGCATAGTGGACCGATTTCATCACCGTGAGGAATCTCAAGATATATGCTATCGTCAGAACGACCGGCCCGACCTGTTTCTGAATTGCACAACTGACAGTATTCTAAAGGAGGCATTAGAAACTCCAATTCTAAAAAGTAAAATTTGATTGCCCTCCTTATTATTCAGCGCACATTTCACCCGCTCGTCAGCTAACCACTTGGACGTATGCAAAAGCCACTCTCCCCGCATGGATCACAGCCTTACACGGTGGTACTCAGTGCGCCTATAATTCAAAGAGCAATCAAAACTTGCACACAACGGGTTGCAAATGGGTGAAGTGCGCTGGCGTTACTGATCGCAACCGGTAGCACTCATCCGACCGCTAAATCCACCCCGTGTGCAACCGAGATGTCCAAGCGCATTTCCACCCTTTGCGTGTTGGTAGAAGTTTTTGTTTCCACCAAATTATACTGTCGCTCCTGCATCGGTAAAACAGGGCCGTAACTTTCTTTTGCGATAGCACCACATACAGAACACTGTTTAGGAGGTGGGTTTATTCCGTACCAAGCCGAAGGAATGCAAACGGGACCACCACAGACACCACACGTTCCAACTGTAATATTGCTCAAAGCGACCTCCAAATTAAAAGAAACAAAAATTTACGAAGCGAACTACCAACGGTTCGCGGTTAAGCGAAGTATTTAAAATATTCCTAATTTCTTTTTTAGCTCGCGTGCCTTATCGCGCACCATTTGCCAAGCATAATCTTCCGCAAACAAATCTTCTGAATAAACCTTCTCACCATTATGGAAAAGGCACACACTGTTTCCAACCTGCTTGATAATAATCTGATGTTCCATTTTTTCTCCAAGAGCTAAAAACTATAATTAAAAATTTTAAATATTTTGTTTAACCGCTGTTAGTTTCCCCGCAGGGCAAGCCGCATGCAACATAGAATCGATTTTATCCCGCATAGTTAAAAAGTCATGAAAACCACATTCTGCCAATTCACAAGATAATGCATCGTCCGAATCTGCTATTGCCCGACAATCAATCATTTTTTGATCACACCACTGTTTCAATTCAAGAAGCGGCGCAGAGTTTGCCGGTTGCTCCTTATTTAATTCAAGAGCACGCTTGACCAGTAAAAGCAAATCATCCTCAATTACGCCAAAGAGCATATGCCCGTCTTTCCAGTAACATTTTTTAAGAAGCCCGAAGGCAAAATCATACACCATCTGGGTAATTGGATCTCGTTGACAATTTTGGCTCATAGCGTGCTCCTATCATAGAGTAAAACCGGCAAATTGAAACTAACGGTTTAGGGTAAAAGAAGTTAGACGGGAATCCACCCGGAATAACCACTATCGCATTTATCCGGTAAACAAGTTCCGCTACTTCTACGACCGCACGAACCACAAACCCGTCCAATTTCCCCACCGGGCGTAGGCGCAGCCGGAGTTTTACCCTTTGTTATGGGCTGTGTTTCCGCTTCCTTTGAATCATGTTTTTCGCAAACGTCTCGGCCTACCAACCATTCTACCTGCTGCATTGTAATGGCGTTCGCACACTGTTCGCAAACAGGGACAAGATCAAAATCAATATTGAACCTATTTACAGCTAAGCCTCCACACACTTTACATTCCATGCGAAAAACCTCCAATTTCAAAACGGTTACACCGGGAAACTGATCATTATCTGCAAAGGCGTTACGTACTGCCTCGTCATCCCATGAATCATCAAATGTAAGAATGGCTTTCAACTGCGACATACTGCAATATCCTTTCTTAGCCCGGCCTTTGATATGGCCGCCGAGCAATTGCCTATAACGGTTCGCGGCACCGGCCAGAGCCGGGGCGCACGAAGTAATTGAAAATTATTTTGTGCTGCCGCTGTTATGCGAAGTTTTTTAACCTACCCTACTGTTAAAATTGCCGGGTTAACGACGCCACTGTTTGCTTCACTTTCTTTGACACCGTGGTCACCATTCCATTTAATTCTGAACTCTTCGCCGCGACTGTGACATTGCGAAATAATGTTTGCTGCACACCCAGCCATGAACCCGGTAATACCACCGGCACCGCACTCCTCGTCAGCACGGCATAATAGTTTGTAACAGTCAAATTCACCGGACTCAGCATCAAGTATTTCCATTGCGCGGCGAGCTACATCAACCACGGCTTTACCGTATGGGTCTGAATTGTTTGAAACGCACTGCTGCCACTCTTTCTGCTTAACGATAGGCATATTTTACTCCAATTTAAAAAGGTTAAAAAATTTTGTATAACGGTTTAGGGTAAAAGAAGTTGCCGCGCCCATTCCCGTAATTTACTATTATGATGGTTATAACACTGAGCTTTATTTGACTCAGCCAGTGCTATCATTTCAGCGGCAATTTCCGCGTAGCGCGTAGGCGCAGCCGGAGTTTTACCCTTTGTTATGGGCTGTTGAACGGGCTCCAAAGCACTTTTTATGCGCAACCACGCAGGAGTAATAGATTCGCTATACGCACGATTTACAAGATACGTTTCAATTGTTTCAATATTGTCACTGAGCATAAAAAACTCCAATCAAATTTAGGAGTGAAATTGCCTATAACGTTTGTGCATAGCAGAAGTGCGCAGCATTTGGGAGAGCGGTAGCGAACCTGCTATGCTGTGTTAGCTGTTGTTTGCGGATGCTCCCCTTGTCAAATTTCTTCCACTGTTACGTGACCGGAAATGCGCACGAAATCTTCTTCTGCCCAACCTTGCTGATGAAACCCGACACCCAACGACCCCTCACGGCCTTTAACCAGGCATGTTCCAGTATTAGGGCTTGAAAACAACACAACTCTACCTGTGCTCTTTGCCTGCTTTAGACATGGGTATTCTTCCACTTTGTTAACAACTGTTCCTTTAAGCATACAAACCTCCGTTTTTAGAAATTTAATCCAATATGGTCAGCCGCAAATTGCAGCTAACGGTTAAGACTATGTGCAGTTTTCCGCTTTGGGAAAATTGAGGCTCGCTATTAAGTCGCTCACCTTACCAACCTTGGTAACAGTATCGCCTCGACCGTGAATAATTTTCTTAATCTTTACAAGAGCCGCCATATAGTCTGTGTTATGCGCTGGTTTTTGAACATCCGAATTATACGAAATTTTTCTACCACAAATTTCGTTAACAACGGGTAAAACCGAATCGCCACCACCTGCAACCAGGCCAGCCATGTGAAATTGACGCAACTCAGTATCGTTAATAACAAACCAGTCCATAAAAATTTCCTCCAACTCAAAAGTTCAAACAACTGGCGTATAACGGAAAAGCTAAACGACGTTACCGGCTTCCGGTAATGTGCCTTGTGCCGGAGCCGAAGGCGGAGCGTTTAGCGGTTGTTGGTTGTTGTTCGAGTTTTCTTCCGCATTCTCCAGCGGCGCATCTTTGACTCTTTGAACGATTGCCGCATGACCCTTGACCGCATCATCCCAACTGCAATATCGATCCATTTCGCCATCTAATGGACCGCCAAAAACCATCGTCTCGAAAAGTACAGGTTCACCGGACTCGAAACTATGATCGATACATAAAAAAACTGTCGAAACCTGCACGTTGCCTATCTTGGTTTTATCAACCCTTCGATTGGCAATATCCCATGCCGAAGCGTCAAACTCTTCGCACGCCACCGGAACTTTGTTTACTAATTTGTAGTGTTTCAAATTTAACCCCTTTCGTTTTTATTAGCGCCGCGATTACAATTCAAGAGAAAACTCGAATTGCAACCAACGGGCCTCGACTATGCGAAGTTCTGCAGTGCTTTGACTGCGGAATTTAGGCGCGTTGCCAGTTTACTTAAATTAAGGTTTTTTATTATATCTAAAGGGCCGGTACCGAAAAAATCCATCAACTCCTCTTCCAGCGCCGCCGTATAGTCGATGTTAGCAGATGCGGAGGGAGCGGATTCATCAGATTCAGAGGCCATTAAACACGGCTCACAATAGCACTCAATCTGCATTGGTGAAATCTCTCTACCGCACCTTGTACACATTATTCTCATTATGGCCTCCTATAATTCGTTCCGGAGCGACCGGAGTTTTTGCTAACTTGTTTCTAAACGAACTTTTTATCTACAATCCGATCCTCATCGAACGCAACCAGAAGATAATGAATAACGTCACGGTAATCTATCTTTTTATAACCTTCTGATATGTGATCAATTACATCGTTCGCAATTCTAATATCATTTTTACCGACGATCCGAGTCTGTATAAAATCGCCGGTTCCTCGTTTGGTATATTTTTTCTTGGTCATGATAGTAATATAATCAAATTATAATTGAGATGCAAACTATTTCTAAGTGATAAACATTATTTCTATTCTCGGTCCTTCTCCATCGTCCCAAAACTTCCCGGTCAATCCGATAGCGACTCCAGAATCGTTACCGAACAGTGAATCGAGTATAGCCTTGTCTATGTTGTCCCGATCCGGCTTAACCTGATGTATTGGGAACAACCGCCCGGATACTTCGGCGCGTTTCTTTTTGCTCCACGACTTCGGGATCGGGAAATATGCCAGCCATGACACTCCTTTGATCTGATGCGGCAACGGTACATTTGAATTACCTAATCTGTACCGCAGTTCGTCTTTGAAGGCCCAATACGAATTAACACAACTCCTCCCCTTCCACCGGTCGGAACGTGTCATACGTGGCTTACCGAGCGGTATGATGTCGATCCGGTACCATATTCCTGTAACGCACATATCAGCAAGTTTTGACAATTTATCTTCGTTCATTTTTCACCGCCTCAATCTGCCTCTCTATTTCCACCCGCTCCCGGTGGCCTTCGGGATACGTGTTCTGTATTTCCCGGTACCGTTTTATTACGGATTCGGTCGGTTCTGGTTCGGAGTAGTCTTTCATGGGTTTAAATTACCTTAAATTTTATGACCCATAACCACGGGTTAATATCCCATCCGTATCCACGCTTTTTGTTGATTGTGTTCCAAAGAGTTCTAAAGCTATCAACCGGATCCTGCAACATTGCCTGCTTCATCCCTCCGGTGCGATAATCTTTCCACGTAATCCCGCTTCGGTCAATACCTTCTGCAATCGCGTCGCTTGCCGTAATATTCTGTAGTCTCTCCACCCTGATGCTGATAATTTCAAGGTTGATTCTTGAGTCTGACCTTTTCAGGAATATTGAAGGTCTTTTTCGATATGATCTATTCTTTGTTTCGGTCGGTGTTTCTGACGCAGCGTAATAAATTCGGTCATTATTATTTATACATTGCCACCATGTTTCACGTACCCAAAGAGCGCCACCAACTTTACTATAGGGACACTTTATTTTACAAGTAGCGCAATCATCAACATCTGTTTGAATTTTAAATTCCAATATCCCATCCTCAAGCCCTACAAATGAACTTAAAGCCCAGTCCCCCAATAGCTTACCGTAGTGCATCTGATTCATCGGACCATTAATAATACGCCTTGTTTGAGTTTTTTCTCCAGACAGTATTTTCTTGACCATTTCACCTTTAAATAAAATCGGCTTTTCCATTTCACTCCTCCACCTTCCTGAAAATAACCGTCTCGCCGTCTTTGCGAGTCGATGCGTGACAATTTAAATCCGGATCTGGACATGACATACCGATAAAAAAACAACAGTCGTAACAGTATCCACGTACAGCTTCGTACCCTTCCGGGGCTTCTTTTGGATCGATCATTTCAAAACACCTCCGTCAAATCCCGTTCAACCGTCCGCGTCCGGGTTGGCTCCCAAAGCGAACAGTTTATATTTATATCATCAACATTTTCGTGCTTCTGGTTCCATTCAGCGTCTCCCGGTCCGATTCCTTTTTTACATTCGGTCCATATCCACGTTTCGAGATTCTGCGGCTCATGTTCCATTCCGTTGCTGTCGTGTATCTTATTAGCGTGTCGACAAGTTTTGCACGTTCTATACGTAGGATTGCCCCAGCACTTACACACCTTTTCGTGGTTAATAGCTCGGTCCTTCCTCCAGAATCCGCGCCCGCATTCGGCGTAATATCGCAACACTCTTTTTGCATTCATAATTACCACACCTCGGTTAAGTTTCTACGAATTTCCCGCGTCCGGTACGGCCAGATTTCAGAAATTAATTTTATTCCGTTCGGCAGCTTCTTTGTTCTTTACCCGGTTCACTATCCTCTGATCGTCTCCTTTAAGCTCGAATATGACGCCGGACGCCAGCCGTGACGCTATCCTGTCAGACATCTGAGAACTGATCTCCTTGAGCGTTATATTGCTTGTGAATACCGTAGGATAATTACCCATGTACCGCGTGTTGATTATGTTGTACCACGTTTCAAGTGCGTATTCGGACATTTTCTGACTACCGAAGTCGTCGAAAAATGCAATGAAATTACCGGAGCAGTGTTCGATAATATCCGATTCCGTTTCCCCGTGGTCGTTGTTGAATGACTTCCGGATCCTTAAAAACACTTCGGAAGAGAAAAACAGCCTTGAATAAATATCGAGCTCGTTGTATCGACTTTTCATTGAGCAGAGCAGGTGTGTTTTGCCTGTTCCGGTATTCCCATAAATGTACAGAAACCCTGCCGGTTTTTTTGCCCACTCAATAACAGGCCCGATGTTTTGAAAATCATTGATGCTGCAATTCGAGTATATTGGCGGGATCCCTTTCAAAACCTTTTTTCGGTACGCATCTTTTTTCTCTTGGGTTTCGCGCCTTGTTCTTTCCTGCTCTTTTAATTTTTCGCAGTGCTTGCATTCAAAGTGGTACTTTACCTCTTCAGTCTCCGAACCCTCTTCTTCGGGCACCCCGAGTTTTTTTCGCATATCAGAAAAAACGGTTGATATATAATCCTCAACGTATTCCATCTCGTTACCGCACTTTTCACAGATTTTCGTATTTACTGGCTGCTCCGATTTCGTATTCATTGAGCTTCCTTTGTGTTTGCTGGTTTCCAAACCATTTTTCATTGTTGTTTTTCCAAGTAATCAGTCTCTTTTTTATTTCAAAAGTTCTATTCATTTCAAATTTCATCTTTTTCCCGTTCTTACTTTTCTCAGTCCAGTGTCGTATAAAATCATCTCGTAATTTCTGGTCGTATTCTGCGAACGAATTTACCTCCTGTTTAAACCTCTCTTCCCTTTCATCCAATGGAAGTATAGATATATTTTTTACATTCTTTTCATTATTCACGTTCTTTACATTCTTGTTTGTGGTCGGTTGCTGGTCGGTTGCTGGTCGGTTGCTGGTCGCCGGAGTGACGGCTTGTTGGTCGTCTTGCTGGTCGTTTTGTTCGTACGGGCAGTTGTATATATCGTAATTACATAGAGTTATAATACTATGCTTGTTGGTCGTTTTGATGGTTATTTCGCCGGTCGCTTTTAGTCGAGTAAGTGCAGTCCTGATTGAGCGCTCACTGACTCCTGTTTTTTCTGAAATAGATTTCCGGCCGGTTAGTATCTGCCCTCTTTTTACCGGAAATCCTTTGTAGTTTTCGTCTGAATGGTTTGCCGATAGAAATAAAAACGCGAATACGTGAAACGTCTCGGAAGATGTGAACCACTCCCACTCAAGTATTTTTCTCCAGAATTTAACGTATCCACGGTGCATACTGTTTTTAAAATAGTCCTTTATCTGTGCTGTTTATTCAAGTCTGGCCTAAATTTTTTTATCAGTCTTTTTTCAAGTCTGATATAATCGGTAGTTGTTTTAATAAAAACAATTGGAAGTATTGGAAAATCAACGTTTAATACTTCACGCCCCCTACTAACCCGTTTGAATAAGTTCTTTGATGATCCGATATACGCCAAACTGCTCTCGTTGGAATAATAGTTCCAGTAAAAAACCAAATAGCAGCCAGATTCTTGAGGTGGACAACAACAATATTTTGAGTTGTCGTAAGTCCAAATTTGATGCCAGTTTTTCATGGTAGATAACTTTAAATAGCCATCCGGGTTGGTAGTGACTGACGGCCAAGTCTGAACGCTACCAAGGGAACCCGGAGGCATTAAAGAAAAATTATAATTTCAGTTTTGATAGTTTGGCCGTCATACCCCTAATATACCACGTTTCCCCGCCGAAATCAAGTTTTGTCGGGGGTGGGTTGAGGAATCATAGTGGCTCCAACCACTGGTTAATAAGATGAGATGAGAACTTTTTCGTCGGTGAACACCCGACGATGCGATCTTTCAAACACTTCTTTGGGTGACCATGAGTGATACCTTTTGCCTTCAGGATTCGGATATACCACATGATACCCCTCGGTCCACTGTTCTGCACTTACTACGGTATTTTCCTCTATGTCAAATTCATGGGGGAAACCGTTTTTCTTTGCTTCATCGAAGCTTTCCTTCGAGCACTCTTCAGCAAGAATAATCTTGCAACCAATAAATGCTTGCATACTACCTTTTTCTATGTGTTTGGAGCCACTAAACCTATCTGGAAATGAAAGAGAAAGTTCTTCGTAACATTTATTGCAGTCGTCCAGATCGCACCCTTTGCGTTCCAATTTATAATGCTTATCGACACAATTCGAACACAACCGAAGCCGTTCCATGTCCGGGGTACACGATCCAGATTCAGTATCGACCAATTTTTTGCATCCGGACCCGGTACAGGTGAACCGCTCGAAATCCGGATCTGAGTCATCCGGCCCGAATTGACCGCCTCGTATCATCATGATCGCCCCAAGTGTCTATTTGAAAATTCGAGTTTGGCTTTGCGTTTCCCGGTGTAATCCGTCTTGCCGTTTTCGACCGTGAACTTCTTTGGCCTGAATCCGGTTTTACCGAGTCCCTCCGCTTCGTCTGCCTTGCATTCGACGCACCGATCTGTAGAAAGGCATCCATGCTTTCCATACCGGCAATTTCCGCAGAAGGGTGCAACCGGTACTTTAACCTTCGCCTTTCTCGACTTCGCTTCAATTCCGCGCACTGTCTGCATCGACGAACCCCTTTCCTGCTACAATTACACTCATTTTCTGACGAACCACTTTCCGACGTTCTTCCGTGATCCGCTGCCCCTTGATTCGATCCGCCTGGCGCTTTTTGTCCCGATCCGAAACGACATACCGCTGCCGGTTCCGTTTCAGGCATTTTCCGACTCCGATCCCGAGCAGGAACCAGACAGCCGCTATTCCGAGAAAGATAAATCCGAGTGTCATATTTTGGCCTCCTTCTTTTTTAATCCGAGCTCTTCGGGGTCAAGATAAAAAACCGGTCCACGAAAACCACAAGGACACCACACTCCATACGTGTCAGAATATGCCTCTGGTCCGTGTAGTTCGTGCCCGCAATCCTTCGGCAGATGTGAATATGGACACTCGTACTGAGAATAATCTGCTTGGTTTTTCAAATCTACCTCCAGTATATTAAAACCTTAAACAAGTCCATCCCCATCAGTACGATCAGAATCGGTATCAAATCCATGACTACTCCAGATTGTTGCGAACGATTTCCATTTGCGCGTAATCAGATTGTACAGGATAAACCACGACGCGATACAGAGCGAGAGTACGACCGATCCGTTTCAGATATTTTCCGGCTCCGATCCCGATCAGGAACGAAGCGACTATTCCGAGAAAGATAAATCCGAGTGTCATTTTAAACCTCCTCAGCCTCTTCATGAATAAAAGTACAGTCACGAAAACTAGACTCATTTAACAGGTTACATATTTCATCTATTACCTCATCGGTTGCGTTGTATTCGGTAATACGACAAAAATTCTGGTATTCGTTTGGTCTTGAGTTGTGGGCAACCTTAATTATAAAATCCAACACTTACCTCCAGTAGATTATTGTTTTAAACAAGTCCATCACGATCACGACGTGCACGATCAGAGCCAGAATATCCATACTTTGCATCCCATATTAAGGCGAACGATTTCCATTTGCGCGTAATCAGATTATGTAATGCAATCCACGTTGCCGCAACCATGGCGAGTACGACCGATCCGAAAACTACCAGAATGATTATGTACGACTGGTACTCTGCCCGGATTAGTGCGGCGTAGGTGGAGTCCATTATTTGTCGTTCCGATCTATTAATTAAACGGCAATTCTGATTGTGCCGCTTCCCGGTCAAGCTCTGCGGCAAGTTTTTTTCCCTCAGAACTGGCTGGATCGGGATTTATCTGATCGATAATTCCGTCAAGTTCCGGATGCTTGTCTACCACATGGTTTCCAAGTTCATCCTGTTCTTCGTGGTGAATTACCAACGCCATTTCAACGGAAAATGGCTCTGTTTTCGAGTGTCGACGAACGCAAGTTTTCTTCCTCATCTCTGGTTCAAACAGAGGGTCTTTCCACGGGGTTGATGATGTTTTCATACGCGCCAAAACAAGCTGCTTTATTTTGTTGATATGGTCACTTCTCATGGTGTGAACTTGGCAAAAACCGGTTGCACGGTCAGTAAAAACAGAGTACGCGAAAAGCTCCTTGCCCCTGTTGTTGTCGAGAAAGTTCTCCCGGTGCAAAAAGTGCTGGCCCCGTTCTGTTTCCTCGTATTCCCAAACGTCTTTTTCGTATACAAGATTTGATCTCACCGATTTTCCTGCACGATTTGCCAGTTCAATCATTCCTATGTATCCTACCTGATAGGTGAGCTCCCCGCCATACGGAATAAAGTAAATCTGCCTCATTACCGGGTCCGGATGAAGATTCAGTTTTGCTGCGGTAAACAGAGTAGGGAGAATGCTTTTCTTGTCGGTAACGTAACTGTTGCTAGCCCAATGGTCTCCGATCATTTTGTATTGGAGCCAGAATGCCTCTTTGTTCAGTGAATCGGCAAGCATTCTCATTGTCTGCTCTTTGAACATATCGTAACCCTTTTGACTTCCAACGAGGTCTATCATTTTTAATACTTTATCGATACCCATTGTTATTCCTTTCAGAAAATGTATTTTTTCATCTGCTGGTATATATCAAATGTCAGACCGGTATCGCAAAGGCAATCTATACCAATTTTATCACCTTCGCCGTTTTTGATCAGATCGAGATACGTTGAATAGTCTCGATCGGTTTTCCCCCTTCCGAGTACCGACCTGCCGATTGCGTCGAGATTCCATCCCTTTGTGTCTGATTTCCACCCGGTAAATTCCTGCAGCAGATCACAGTGCGGAACCCGAGTGTATCTCTTTGTCCAGTGAGAAAGAGGGGGAATAAATCTTGACGTCATTTCAATTTTTAATATCATCGCCCTGATATAGATAAACCTGAAATCAAAAGCCATTCCGTTGTGGGTGATGATAATTCCATTGTTGAACTCACCCTCTTCGGTATGGGTGTAAATTGTTTCAAACGTCCAGTTGAGAAGCTCAATTTCTTCGGCGTCTGTTGGTTCTGAAATCACCCGGAACTCACTCATGTTTGTTCCGTGGAAAGCAGAACAGCAAAACCTTCCGGTAAGTGGCGAAAGACCAAGGGTGAAGAGTTGTTTTTCTTTTGCCTCTTGTTCTTTGGCTGCTCTTTTTTCCGGGTCTTTTGCATTGCCGTATGCCACTTCAGGTGGAGGCAGCATGGATATTATTGATTCGTTCGGTATTGTTTCAATGTCAAAAGCGTGTTCGGTCATAATAGTTCTGGCCTTTCTTCGGTTTCTGATTCGTCTGCAATTTTACAGTCACGGAGAACAATGGCGTTGTCGTGTTCAACACGTTCGCCGGGAATTGATACTATAACCTGAAAACCATCTTTTATCAAATCGTCAACGAGCTTTTTCTGGTTATCCTCATCGAGAATACCGAACTCATCGATAAATCTGGTTTTGAAAAGAGGGTTCTGAGATGCCGCAAGTTTCGCAACGATAATTTCAAGTTCTCCCTTACTGAAATTCTGCTCTGTTATTGGACGATCTTTGAAAAGCAAACACCCGTTTTCATCGGTGTTGAGTCCTGCAAATGGAAATTTCATCGATGTAATATATTCCGTTCTCGCCGTTTCTTCGTCTTCAATCTGCTTGTTCAGATCGTCAATCTTTTTCTGACGTGTTTTTGCCGCTACGGTTCTGATAAGGTAATCAGCGTACTTTTTTGCCTCTTCGTTCGTTGCGTATGCCGATTCGATTTCTTTGTCGATGGTAGTGTGTTCGGAATCGTCCGGCATTTCAATTATGTACGTAGGCTCAACCGGTTCAGATTCTTTGAATTCCGGAAAGGATTTCAGTGTTTCCAAAAACTTCTGTACCTCACCCCCCTTGTATCCGTGCGTTTTCAGCTTTGAAAGCGAGTCGAAGCATTCATTGTACGCAAGCCTCATATTGGTTATTGCTTCGTTGTGATCGTGGAGCTTGGTATTGTATTCTGTTTTTGCCAGCTCGTATTCATTACGCAACTCGTTGTTGTGGTCCCTGTTTTTTTTGTAGATCTGATTCAGTTTTTCGGCAATCTTCTTTTTCTTTTCCCGCAGTGCGTCGATGTCAACCGGTTCAACCTTTTCAACCGGTTCGATAGTGCCAGATTCTTTAAGTAGGCGGTTTTCGATTTTGCGATCTTCCTTCAACTTTTTAATGTTGACATCAAAGGAACTGGTATCAATTCCGAGGGCAACCGCCTGGTCAACTCCCGATAACCGGCAGAAGTTACGGGCACTCAAAAGCGACACGTTGAAAAAATCGTCGAGAAAATCATCGGCCAGCGGTGAACCTTCGATTGCCTTGAATGTAATCTGGTTTGACGCTTTGGTAACGTGGTTTTTGATTTCGAATTTTGAACCAGTTTCGGAGTCGGTAAATTCGTATTTAATGTCACCGGATGCCCCGCCCTTTCCGATGCACCTGAAACGCTGGGAAATGAACTTGTCGCCCTGTTCCGCAATTCCCTTAATGCAGGCCCATAACCCGGAGATGGTAAGAGACGATTTCCCAGAACCATTCTTTCCGTAAATATAATTCGCCCCGTCGTTGAATTTCGCTTCGATTGCCTCAAACCCGAAAACGTTCCTGATACTTGCCTTTGAAATAAAAAAGCCCATTATAACCTCTTTCTGTGTATGGTGTTGTGTTAAATTGATTCCTCAACTATTTCATGTTCACCGTAGACGTCAATGTTATGGATGATGTTTGGTAGTTCGATGTGGGATATAATTGAGAATACAAGCCCCTCCTGAGAGTACCGATCACCGAACATACGCTTGATTGACGCCGAAACCTTCATCGTGTCCAGATCGTCCGAGAATTGCGGATCGGTTTTAATCACACCCTCTTTGTGCATAATCTTCCGCACCTTGATCAGATGCAACGATACGCAGGTTCCGATCATCCGTACCGGTACGTTATAGATGCTGGTTACGCTGTAGTTGTACATTATCTCTTCCTCCAGTTTCAGATTAAGTATCCGAGTGAAAACCCGGCGACAAGTGCTATTGCAATATTTGTTTTTGACCACGGAAACCATTTTTTGATCAAAAACAATTCAAGTTCACCCAAAACAATCCACGACAATCCGGATAGCGCAAGTCCCTGAAGTATTTCGTTCATCTTCCCTTCTTTCCGATAAGGGTTACGATTTTATCTCGCCGTTTAGCATCGTATCCGGCCCGATGCGCACACTGTCGAACTGCCCGCGCCTCTTTCACCGTTTCGCACTGGATACTGTTGTTCCGGGCGAATGCGGTCTCGATCACCTCAATATAAGGTGACGGTCTGCCCCGAGTCTCGCCGGGTCGTTTTCTGGTAAGTTTCATTGCTGCTCCTGTTTTGATTGTTTTTCTCGCTGATATTGGACAAGCTCTGACACGAGCCCGCCCCCCTTTGATTCGATAAAATCGTGTACGGTGTTATTGTGCCGGATCAGGTTACACAGCGGACAAGTTGCCCCATCGTGAACTATTGTTGTATGTCCATTGCTACAAATATTCATAACACCTCCTTTTCTCTTCTCCCTTAATATATCACCACTCGAACAGAAATGCAAGAAAAAAGTGATAAAAATAAAAATAAAATAAAATTAGAAATAAGTTGCACAAATGTCGGGTTTGTGCTATATTGTAGGAAACGGAAACCGGAGGTGGAAATATGTGGAGACTGCTTGAAAACGGTGAAGAAAAGCGAGATGGCGACGAGACTTTTATCGTGTCTGGTCGTGATTTCGGATGGTATCAGATACGAACGACATCTTCCGGATCGTTGTGGCTCGAAGGAGATTTGCCGGTACGGCGCAGGACATACGGAACCTGCAACTGGCGCGAGGACTCGGATGGAGACTATGAAACAGATTGTCGTAATATGCACTACTGTTTTCATAAAAGTGATGAACCTACGGAGCGGGGTTACAAATTCTGCCCCTACTGCGGACGGAAACTGGTGGAAATCAAATATACAGAGGAGGATTGATGAAGGTACGGATTAAGAAGGCTACGGGCCAGTTTTTTTGGTATGCAAAAGAAATAGGGCAGGAATACAACGTTGAGAGGTATAGGAAAAAAAAAGGTGAAGACGATTTCCAGTATCGCGTAGTAGGAACATCTTGTCTTATACTGCAAGGTGATAGCGAAATAGTCCGACCGAAGCGGAAACGAGTCGAACGAAAGCGGGAGCTTCGGGTCGGGGATCGGGTCAGAATTGTTGGACCTGCGTCCGGGGTTGGAATAGAGTTTCCTATTGGTTCTATTGGCGTAGTGATGTCCGCGTATAATGAGGGACTAAAAATAAAGTCAAACGGTACGTGGTGGTGGTATAAAAGAAGTTGCGTTGAACATATTAAGCTTCCACCCACCTACACCGCCGCGCTCCGGGAAAAGCTCCGGGATCTGATCGAGCCGAAAGACATGGACCGGGCGGTAAAGCGGGTCGAGCGGTTAAATAAACGGTGCGGAATGGAGGCGAAGGCATGATGATGAAAGCGTGTCCGAATGAGGATTGTATCGCCCGATACGGTTGCCCACACTCCGAAGAGCACGAGAAACTCGCGGATTGTTACGATGAAATGTTTTTATGCTGCCCCGTGTGCCAGCCGGTCGAACAGGAGCCGAAAAAGGTCGAACAGAAACAAACCAAAAAAGGAGGAAGTATGGCGCAGAATCGATACGTGATCAAGCAGGAACCGGAGCCGGTTAAGCCGAAGCTGGTCGAGTTAGAAGAAAGCTCAAGGGGTGTTAATGTGCTGGTCGAGGGGTATGTTGTTTTTGAATTGCTCAACGACGGTAGTATATATCGCGCTGAAAACGTTTGCCCGGATCAAACCGGGCTGCCAGTAGACGACAAGGGCAGGGTCCGGATCAAGGGAATGCGGAATAGTTGAAGAGAGGGCCGATTTTAGTGTAAAATTTTCAATAATCGTGTCAGATTTTTTTACACTTTGATTAATAAACACAAGTCTATACAATACACCAACTTACAATAATTTCCTAACCTAAAACATTACTAACCTGTCGGAATTTTTTACATTATATCAAAATGATATTGCGTTTTTAGTGTTGTTTTCGGCATTTATTCTTGGCACGATCATTGCTTTTTATATATGTGTAATTAAATTTAACACTCAACAGAGGAGTAAATATGAGCAGCACTGGAAAAAGATTGACGATAGTTGTTGAGCCAAAAGGCGACGGGTGGGTATGCGTAGCAGCAAATGGCGAATTACCGTTTGAGGGCCGCATCCACGAATCTAAAGAGGCAGCAATGGATGACCTTGACGCCGCGTATAATAACCATACTTGGCGCGGTACTCGTCATACTGATATCGCATACTCGATTGAGGTGGAGTAGATCGAAACCGGCTCCGGCCGGTATGCCGGTAATTCCGGTACTGATGAGATCATAAACACTCAACGGAGGAGATGGAAGATGAAACGCTACGAACTAATTAAGGATGGCAAATACTACGATTACTGTTATGCCGGATCGATTAGAGCAGCCCGGGGAAAATTCGAACCGAAGTGGAGTGGATCTTACACCATTATCTGCACCGGCAACGACTGGGAGCGTAAAAACGTCCGATTTAAATAACAGACCTCACCGGCTCCGGCCGGTCTGCAGGAGAAGGTGGGTGTATGGGAAAAAATAAACTTATAACAACAAAAGGCTGTAATGAAAACGTGTTGCCACTGCAAGCAAGAAAAACCACTGTCTGAATTTTTTAATTCGTCAAAATCTGCGGATAGAAAATGGCACTGGTGCAAACAATGTGAATATTTGGCAAGAAAACAAAGCGACGAGATGAAATACTGTCTATCCTTCTCTGGCGGGAAGGACAGTACGGCACTTTTGATTTTACTGCTTGAGAAAAAAATGCCACTCGATAAAATAGTTTATTTTGATTGCGAGGAGTTTGAATTTCCAGAAATGCGCGGTCATATCGAAAGGGTAAAACAGGTTTTAGGGGTAGAAATAGAAGAGTGCCATACAGTAAAACCGTTTCGTCAGTACATAGAAGAAATCGGGTGGGCAACACCGCGTTTGAGGTGGTGCACAAATGAAAAAATAAACAGCATACGACGGGCGCTAAGATTTTATCGTCCGTGTACTCAGTATGTTGGGTACGCATCAGACGAAACTATGAGAATAAAAAGGGCAAACAAAAAGAACAAAGCAAGAAGGAGAGATTATTTTCTTAAATATTCCTTTCCTCTTGTCGAGTATGGTATAACAGAAAAAAAGGCGTTAGAAATATGCTATTCTAATGGCTTTGACTTCGGTGGGCTATATGAACATTGGAATCGTGTTTCGTGTTGGTGTTGTCCGCTACAAAGAAATAAAGACCTCGAAAAACTACAAGAACTAAGGCCTGAGCTTTATAAAAAACTAATTGATATGGATAAAACCGCGCCTAATGGGTATAAGTTTGGTTCATATAAAAATAAGGAAGCTTTAAAGCTAAAATGAAGCGTATCTTGCACAAACTTGCTCGATCACTCGCTTTGTCGACCGGACACAAATGGTACGTGATTCGGTTCGAGTTTGGCGGAAAACAGTTTGAAATTGTGCGCGACCATGTACCGGATTGGCTCCCTGAAAACAATAGAATAACAGTGTATAAACAAAAACGTTGCGCTTCGGGCCGATTTGTGGTATATTAGTGAGTAGTTCTTTTACAGTTGGGCCAATACCAAGTATCGAGCAAACAATGCCCGGTATATTCAGCACCTTCCTACTTTCGTTGGCCCGAGGAGGAAGGAAAGTTTTGAGTATACCGGGCTTTTTTATTTGATCTTTTAAATTTGGGGTTTTCTGGATTGTACGCGATTAAAGAAACGGCTTCTCTTTGTAGCGAAAAGTGACACGTACAATGCCCGATACGGCTGCCACGCGAATCAGCAGTGCAACACGGCATCGCTTATATCTGGAAAGCCCCTAATTCAATATGTAGTCGGTCAAAGCCTGGTGAGAAATTCCGGCGTTAAAGTGGGTCCATGTTTCCCCACTGAAAGAGTGTCTCCGGAAAGCGGCATGGCTTTAACGAGCTAAAGCTGACGACACATGGAAACGTAACCGCTGGATAGGGACACCAGCGGGATAAAAGTTAAAACACGCGGAGTTTTGGGGTCTTACCGCGCCCTATACCGTATACCTGAGCCGTCAAGTATCGTATGGGGGTAAGGGGGTTTTGCTCCCTACCCGAACTTGTCCTGTCCATCAATTAGGCTCTGAAAGTAAGGATCAAAATGCTTACAACTGAATGTGGTAAATGCGGTGCGGCAATGCCAATATTAGCAAGTGCAAGTTATGGATGGCTGTCTCGTGTAGAAATGACCATTACTGGATACCTTTGCAAAGAATGCGGACACTGGAACAATTTTAAGCTGCGCAAATGGTACCAAGATGCAAAAAATAAATCCGAAACTGTAGACAAAAATAGACAGGAGCAAATATGAGCTTGTACGATATGGACCTTGGTCAGACCGATTGGTTTGTGTTACATGAAAGCCGGGTCACTCGCGTTCCGGGTGGATGGTGGTTCTTTCGGGAGGATACGAGCTATAACGGTATTTTCGTCCCGTACAACACCGAGTTTGCCGAGGAAAAGCCGGGGGAGGAGAGGGATTATACTGAGGCGATTGATAGGCAATTGCGGTCCGATTTGGATGGGGCAGATATTCCATCGTGTTTAACTGTGTCGAATATAGCCGCACGAATCAACAACGCGATACATAGCAGCCGGAAGGGCGGGGAGTGATTATTGAGTAGCAAATGACCACGAAACAGCCGGAACAATACAAAGCATAAACGGGATAGGTATTGCAGCAGGTTTGAAAATAGCACTTGATACAAGTCCGGCAAATCCTACTCCACCAACAACTATTTGAATTGTTCCGATTTGTTTCCTACCTGATTTAATCTGACAGTACCCCGGAATTAAACCACGTGCCGACTTGTGTTCTGGGTTAAACTCTCCACCCTCAATCTTAAATTTTATCTTAGTCGTATCGGTTACTTTGTCGGTTATATTTTTACTCGTTAACCCCTTCTGACGATACTCGAACCATTTTTCACGAGATATACTGTCCGGTACCCAAGGCTCGGAAATATACTCGAATATTCCTATCCCGTAAGTGGTGATAATCTTTATTGAGTCCTCAGATATACCGCGTTTGTTTGCCGCAGCGTACTCCTTCGATGTAATACCGAGTTTTTCCCACGGTTTGAGCGATTGCGTAAAGTAATCCTGACCGAAACAGATAGACAGCAATCCGACAATAAAAAGCATGGTTTTCATTTTTTGGCCTCCTCTAAAATGTAATCGATTCGTTCTTTGATATAATCCGGCATATCTCCGAAATCGTTTAGCCAGTAATTGAGGTGTGAATACGATACACTGATTCGCTTTGCCAGTTCTTTGCGACTGATTCCTGCTGATTTGATCTGTTCCTTAAGTTCTCTCATTACTTTATCCTCCTTAATAATAATTATAATAAAAAAATGGCGTTTAAGATAAAATATTAACACCAACCATATACCCTAACTTACTACAAATATAAATAATAATAAAATATACTATATAATAATTATTATTATTGTTAATACAACAATAATACTGTTAATATAAATTAGGTAATTGATAATAATAATTATTAATAAGTTTTATTTAAAATTATTTGTGTTTTTTACAGGAAGAAGTACTATATACCTGGTCTTGAATAAACGCTAAAATCGGCAATTTTTAGTTTTTGATAACTTTTTGTTGCTTCTTAACAGAAAATAATTATATTATTATATAACATCTTGTGGATGTTTAAACGCCGGGGGCGAAATGAATTCTGTTGGTAGACCGCGAAAATTTAAATCTCCTGAAGAATTATACAATAAATTTCAAGAATATAAAAAATGGGCTAATTCTAACCCGTGGAATAAGATTGAGGCTATAAAATCCGGGGTTCGTGCTGGAGAACTTCTATATTTACCAATTACGAGACCTCTTACTGAATGGGGGTTTGCTGTTTTTTGTGAAATGTCTCGTAGAGGGCTTATTGAATATGCAAGTAGAAAGCAATATTCACACATCTATGCGCGCATAAAAGATGAAATGTCAGAACAAAGGATCTCTGGCGGTATGACTGGTGTGTATGATGGAAGGTTGACAGCTCGCATTGATGGAATAAAAGAACCGAAAGATAGTTTTGATGATGATGATTCATTACCTTTACCGATAAAAATAAACATACAGGTTGAAGATGGCAGAAGGAATCAAGGCGAACAGGCCGCAGGGAATATTTCTACAGATGCCGGAGAAGTTTAAGGCTTTTGTAGCTGGGTTTGGAAGCGGTAAAACATGGGTATGCGGCATGGGCTTGTGTATTCATTTTTGCGCATGGCCTCGAATTAATGCTGGTTATTTTGCTCCAACATATCCACAAATAAGAGACATTTTTTATCCAACTATTGATGAGGTCGCGTTTAATTTTGGAATGCGAACCAGCATCAGAGAAGCAAATAAAGAAGTACATTTTTATTTTGGTAGACAATATCGTGGTACTTGTATTTGTCGATCGATGGAAAGGCCGGAAACAATAATAGGATTTAAAATAGGTCATGCCGTTATGGACGAGCTTGATGTAATGAAAATTGATAAAGCAGAGTTGGCTTGGCGTAAAACAATTGCAAGGATGAGATATAATATACCTGGATTAAAAAACGGAATAGATGTTGCGACTACTCCAGAGGGTTTTAAGTTTACTTATAAAAAATTTGTTACTGAAAAAACTGAATCTTATGGAATAATTAACGCTTCAACGTATGAAAACGAAAAAAATCTTCCTGTTGATTATATTCCCTCTCTTATTGAAACATATCCATCAAATGTAATTAGTGCTTACCTGGATGGACAATTTACAAATCTTACCACTGGAACCGTTTATATAGCATTTGATAGAAAAAAACATTTTTCAAATGAAGAAATAAAAGACACTGAACCATTGTTTATCGGTCAGGATTTTAATGTTGGTAATATGTGTTCGTGTATTTATGTAAAACGCGGCAATGAATGGCATGGAGTTGATCAACTTCAAAGAGTGTATGACACTCCATCTCTTATTGAAACAATAAAAAGCAAATATAAGAAGCATGATATTATATTATATCCTGACGCAAGCGGAGCCAGTAGAAAAACTGTAAATGCAAGCGTGTCAGATATATCGCTTCTTAGAAAAGAAGGATGGACTGTTCGAGCTCATAAATCAAATCCAATAGTAAAAGACAGAATATTATCTGTAAACAAGGCCTTTGAGTCTGGATTGTTGAAAATAAACGTAAATAAATGCCCTGATATTGCAGGGGCATTAGAAAAACAGAATTACGATAAAAACGGAGAGCCTGACAAAACTTCTGGTTACGACCATTTTTGTGATGCTGCAGGTTATCCGATTGCATACGAAATGCCGGTTGTTAAAAAATCTTTCATCTCTAATATGAGGGTGCGATAATGGAAAGAGACATTGACTATACGAATGAAGAGTATAACAAGCTCAACAAAAAATGGCAATTGATTAATGATATTTGTGATGTCGACGAGGTCGAAAAATATATCGTCAAACTTAATCCAAATGACTTGAGCACTGCGAATACTACCAGGAACAACACGTATAAATCACGGGCTGTATTTTACGAGTTGGCGTCATTTACCCGTCGTGGACTGCTTGGTATGCTGTTTAGAAAGTGGCCGAAGTTTTCTGCGCCTTCTCAGATTGAGTACTTAACTTTTAATGCTGATGGTGAAGGAAATTCAATATATCAACAGTCTCAACAGGTGGCGAAGTCTGTTATCGGTAAAGGAAAATGCGGGCTGCTTGTTGATTATCCACAGGTCGACGGTGATGTTTCTCGCGAAGATATGATATCGCTTCGGTATGTTGCGACGATTAAAAAGTTTGAACCTGAACAAATTCTTCTACCGATTGACACTATCACTATCGGTGCAGTGACAAAAGTATCGAGAATTCGTCTTAAAACATCGGTGTTTGAAAACGGTGAGGACATATCGGTTATCCGTGTTCTTGAGTTGGTTGATAATGTGTATTATTCTTCTGAATATCGAGAATTAGATAAGGGATGGCAGTTATACAAAAGTGCTGCCGTTAAAGATGGTTCAGGGAAATTTCTCGATGAAATACCTTTTGTTTTTATCGGATCAGAAACAAATACGATGCATACCAACCAGCCTCCGATGTATGGAATCTGCAAAATAAATGTCGGACATTATAATAACTCAGCAGCGTATGAGGATTCAGTGCATTTTGTTGGACAGGTCCAGCCGGTTGCAAGCGGATTGACTGTTGATGATGTAAAAAACATGGAAAAAGAAGGTATGTACTGGGGCTCTGGTAGATTAATGGCAATGGCCGATCCATCTGGAAAATGGGAGCTGCTTCAAGGTGAAGAGAATATGATTGCCCGGGAAGCAATGGACGCAAAGGTAAAAGATGCAGTCGGTCTCGGTGCTATGTTTATAATGCCTGGTAGTGCGGTAAAGACGGCAACACAATCAGAAGGTGAACAGATTGTTCAGCATTCCATACTTTCTCTTATAGCAAGTAATTTATCTGAAGGATATACAAAGCTTCTTGAATGGTGTTGCGCGTTTATGAATGTTACACCTCCTGCTGATATGGAATATACGGTATTTCAGGACTTCATTTCAAAGAATGCCGACCCGCAACTGTTGCAGCAGTTGCTTGCCGGTCTCATGAGTGGAAACATTACGCAAGGCGCGTTTATCGGGTACCTGCAGAAAATGGAGATCGAAGACTCTGAGAAAACGGTTGACGAAATAAAAGAGGAGCTGCAAGGTGAGGGTGGATCAGCCGGAAATCTTGATTTGAATGTGGAGTAAAAATGACTGATGACGATATTGAAAAAATGTTAAGTAGTGACGGACAATATGAAGATGAAAAGTTTCTTGAAAAAAAAGTCGCTGAAATAATGGAAAAATTTGACTCTGTCCAGATATTTGCCACAAGATACACTCCGGGAGATGGTAATAAAAGCGTATCAGTGACAAAGGGGAATGGTGAATGGTATGCAAGAGTTGGTCTTGTAAAAGACTGGATAATAAGGCAAGATGAATGTACTCGAATAAACGAAAGAGAACAAGAGGAATAATATGCCTAAAGCTCCACCGCTACTCATTCAATCAACGACCCGCCATCAAGTATATCTCGAAGGACATAAAACTCACGTTGCCAACGAGTTTAAACCGTTTCTGAAAAAAATGGCAAAAATCGTAAATCAACGCCTCGGTGTGAAAGATATTACCGAGTTTAACCGTGTTCGCCTTGAAAAGATGATCAAACATATTCACGATGACGTTTCCGACGTTTATCGATCACATTACAAGGTATGGTGTGAACAAGTATACGACCTGGCAGAGTATGAAGCAGGATTTGAGGTTCGCAGCCTGTCTAATATTGTTGACAATTGCGATTTCGCTCTACCGTCTCGATCACAACTTGAATCGGCGGTAAAAAATACTCCGTTTACATCATTACCAGGACCAGATAAAGGAAAGCTCCTTGAATCGTTTTACGCTGAATGGAGTATGAAAACAATCAATTCTGTCGATGGTATAGTTCGAGCAGGATTTTATAATGGATTAACCACACCTCAAATAGTACGGCAGATTATCGGTACTCCGAAGCTCAAATTTGCAGACGGTCAACTCAACAAAGGAAATCGCGATATTGAAATACTCACTCGTACCGCATTGCAGCATTCAGCTGCGGTTGCCAGAAAGACGGTAGGTTTAGCAAACTCTGATATCGTTCGCGGAATACAAATTGTCGCAACACTCGACGGCAGAACATCAACTCAGTGTAAGGCAAGAGATGGCCAAATTTATCCTATTTCAACTGGTCCGTATCCTCCTTATCATCCTGGGTGTCGTACATCGTTTGTTTATACGCTTGATAATCGGTATTCATTTCTCGATAAAAACGCAACCAGGGCGTCACGCAATGAAAGTGGTACGGTAACGCCGGTTGATGCGAAAAAAGATTATTACCACTGGTTAAAGGATCAGAGCAAAGATTTCCAGGTATCAGTACTCGGAAAAAAGAGAGCAGTATTATTTCGCGATGGTAAATTGTCAGTTGAGAGATTCAAAGAATTGAATTACGATAAAAACTTCAAGCAGCGGACGCTTGAAGAAATGGAAGAGTTGGAACCGTTGGTGTTTGAGCGAGCGGGGTTATAACCTACCACAAAAAAACCTTATACTTCATACAAAAAAGCGTAGATGTAAATTGAACAGTTCCACGTTCAAAATCCCAAACACCCGAAAGGTCTTTCCATGTGGTATCTGTTATCATCGCCATAATTTTTCCACATGAAAATTTGCCTGGTTCAAATGTTTCGCAGAAACCGATTTCACTCTCACATGGAAACGTGCCTTCGATTATTTCCGGCGAATCGATGTAGACAATTTTCTCGATTGTGTTTGTGCATGCTGATAAGATTAACAACGACAGTAGAATGGTGAGTGTTTTCATGATGTGCTCCTTTGGTATGGTTTGTAAACTATTTCTCCACCTCTTCCAGTACCTGGTCAATTTTCTCTCTGATGTGATCCGGCATATCATAAAACCCGTTCAGGTAATTCGACAGCGTACCGTATGGCACACCTATTTTAATTGCAAGTTCCTTTCGGCTAATATTGCCCTTTCTGATTTTTTCCTTCAGGGCGTTTAATTTTTTTAGGTCAGGCATATTTTTCCCTTCTGTTAAATTGAAAATAGTACCGCGAGTGATTCGGCGGCGGCTTTTTCGGCGCAGCGTTTACGCTGCCACTCCCTGTACTTCTCTCGATTCTCTGGTTTGGAATAATACTTCTGATTGTACTTTCGTTGTTTCTTCAATCTCAGCATCCGCCTCGTATTATCTAATTTAGAACAGTATTCTTGTATGTACTCCCGCATCCTCTCCCGGTTGTACTCCCGCATCCTCTCCCGGTTCTCTGGTTTGGAAAGATACTTCTGGATGTACTTCCGGTACTCTGGTTTTGAACGTCGCACCCGCTCTTCCTCTCGGTGTTTATCCCTGAACTCTGGTTTGGAATGGTACTCTCGCTGCCTCTCTCGCCTGCTCTCAATATTCTCTGGTTTTCGCGCCCATTTCAGCTTCTGCTCTCGGTAACGCTCTCGGTTTTCCGGTTTGGAAAGGTACTCTCGCATCCTCTCTCGACCCTTATTCCGGTTTCTTTCCTTCGAGCAAACCTTCCCGCAAGTTACAGCACATCTCTTCTTCTCAAACACCTTCCCACAAACCACGCAAACCGCAATCATTTTTTTCTCCCTGCCAATTCCTTTACTATCGCCCACAATTCAGATTCGGTAAATTCCGCTTTCGACGGAAAAACAACTTTACCGTTTGAGATAACATACTTTTTATTTTCCGGCGGCGCTGATTTCGTCCATTCCGTTGTGCGCTGACTCTCGACGTATGCCCGCTGCTCTGGCAAAGTGCGGATGTGATCGTATGCAACTACCTGGCGCTGCTGTTGTCCGGTAAGCGATTTGAATTCAGCTTTAATGGAATCGGTCTGCCCGTTTTCTCGAATGACAAGAACATCAATAGGCTTTGAGAGAATGACTTCCTGATCTTTTACGGGCAACCGGCGGATCAGGTTCGCACCGTTGTGACTGTAAACGAGTAGCGCCGGGGCAATCTTACCCATTCCGCAGAGTGCAAATTGTTCCCATTTGATTTCCGGTATATCGGGAAACGCCTCTTTGGCCTCGGATTCTTTCCCGGCAGCTATTAACCGGACATAGTTTCTTCCGAAATTGAGCAACCGTTCACCGATGAACTTATAATCGGCTTTCATTTCGTCAATGATCTTCTGAAATTCGCCAGCGGACATTTTCACCGTTCTTCCCATAGCGTTGTCGAGCAATTCTTTATCACTTGTCATTTAACAACTCCTTTGATTAATGTTTAAACTACACAAAAACAACACCACAACAATAAATATAACAATTATGTTGGAAAAATGCAACAATTAAATAGATTATTTTAGCCTATATAATAATATATTAATAACGACAGGTGTATCACACCAAATCGGGCACCTCACGGACTGATCCTCCGGGATGCAAGAAAAAGCGGCGTATGGGCCATACCTCATGCGTCGCTTTTTTTATGCCCGAAACCAAACAATAAAACCGGGGGTTTTATGGCTTTAAAGTATGAACTTGACAATCTGGACGGCGTATCGGATGCGCTGAAAGGTGAGTACGAGAAGACAGATGCAGGAAAGTACCGTCTCAAAGTCGATGGCGTCGAGGACGTTACCGGACTGAAGAAAAACCGAGACGACCTTCTTGCAGAGCAGGTGAAGGCGAAGGAAAGAATTCGGGCGATGGAAGCCGAGCTTGAAGAGTTCAAGAAAACCGCCGCCAAAGGTTCTGGGAATTACGAAGACGTTGTGAAAATGTATGAGGACAAAATCAACGCCATCAAAACCGAAACCGAAACCAACATTTCGCAGATGCGAAGTCAAATCGGTCAACTTACAGCCGGTGCAGAAGCAACGAAGCTCGCTGCAAAACTCGCCAGATCGGTGAAAGGCGAAGACGGTAAAGATTATTCGACTATCGATGTTCTCGAACCGCTTATCAAGCAACGGACAAGAACCGACATTCGGGACGGTAAGGCCGTTCTGGTAGTGCTTAACAAAAACGGAAATCCGACAGCCGATACGATGGCTGATCTCGAAAAGGAAATCGTAAACAATCCAGCATATTCCCCTCTTATTACCGGGTCAAAAGCGTCGGGCGCAGCGGATCACGGGGCAGGGCCGGGGAGCAAGGCTGATGTTGATATCATGAAACTGCCGCCCGTAGAACGCATGAAAGCAGCACGTCGGGCCGCAGCAAAAAAGTAA